CTCCATGTGTTTGATCTCCGCTTTAAGAAACGCCGGATCAAAGGCCTGCGCAAACTTCGTGCAGGTCTCCTGCTCTTCAGGCGTTGTTCCGACTTCTCCCAGAAGGGCCTTGAGCCGGGTATATTCCTCTACCAGGCCTTTGCGGTATGCCCTGCCTTCCTCGGCCAGGTCCTTGAGAGTGGCAAGCTGTGTCTTGAGGTCTTCGATCTCGGTATCCTTTGCCTTAAACGCCTCCCTGACCTCCTTGATAACGGTCTGTTCATCGGTGTTTTCGTCAAAGGATTTGGACAGTAACTGCCCTAAAACAAATAATAGAGTCTTCATATGGCTATCTCCTTTTTGCTCTTTGGATTTTTTATTGTGGTCAAGCGCCTTCTGAACCGTGGCGCCGGGCTGCGCGCCCAGCCAGACTATAGAGCCTTCCTGGGCCTCGCCTGGCGGTGCGTATTCGTAATAAAGCACCCGGTCGAATTCATCTTTCACCGCTTTCAGGTCTGAGGCCCCGAAGCCTATGGACACGTGACGATAGATCCCGGCGTCCATGTTGCGGGTGAAATCCTCCTGGCCGGCCGACAGCATGTACATCCACGCCCGCAGAAAGTGTATCCGGTCCTGCCCTTCCGGGAGTAAAGGACTTTCGCCGGTGAGTGTCTTGAATTCTTCGGGGGAAAGATCCTTGATCTCTGCGTCGAAGAACAGGCCCAGGGGGAGGTAGTCGCGGTGCTGGTGGCTGAACATAAAGCTCTTGCCGGGCAGGGTGTCTGCAAAGTCTTGCAGGAGTTCTTTGGGAAAGCGCTCTTTGTCCCGGTCGATCGCGTCGTGCGCCAGGATAAAGCGCCTGACGTAAAGGTCTTCGGCGGTCAGCTCCTTGAGCGACCACCTATTGATCCTCGCCAGGATCTCTGGAGTTATTTCAATGCCTCGCGCGGATCCTGACGACTTAACGGAAAAAGATTTGTTGTAAATCTTCATGGTCTATATTCTCTTCTGCTGCTTTCGCATTCTGGCAATCACGGTCTCGCAGGTTATTGCCGCTGACTTGGTGCCCTCGATTTTAAAACCGGCAAACTCCTTTTTGTCCGGGTCGGTGGTCTTCTTGGTGATGGTGCCGGTCTCACCTTGTTTTGATGCCATGATTTTCCTCCGTTATTAGTTGACCAATTCTCTGTTTGACTATTTAACTATTCAACCATTTGACTGATATCAGCTTTATGAGCTGCTGCGCTCAGGGCCACTGCCAGGCCTTCTCTGATGCATGCCCCGGCCAGTTCGGCAAAAATATTCAGGGCCTCCTGTCTGTCGATATGCCCGTCGGCCCTTGCCTGCTGTACGGTCTCGCGGATGTCGCCCAGGGCCTTTACCAGGGCTCCGATACCTAAAATGGTGTTGGTTCTGCCTTCCTGGCTCATACGTATGCTCCTCTATTTTTGCTTCTCCCCTGCGTAACACTAAAAGGCAACATGATCAGGCAGATGATGAAACTATTTTCACTGACTGCGGTTCCTTCATTCAACCTCGCTCTTTGCCGGTCTGAGGCTGCACCTGCATCGCGGGTGTGTGTCTCTTCCGGGGAGCGGTGCCTTGTCGATATCATATTCGCCGGCCAGGCTTGCGCATAAGGGGCAGGCGTCCGGTGCCGGCCTGAACTCCACCCGCCGGACATCCCAGGCCTTCCATTCGTCCAGCTTGGCCTGTTCGGCAGCCATTGTCAGTTCAGTGCGCGCCAGGCGCTCCCATGAGCTGTTCTGGTCTCCAAACAGTTTTTTGAGACGGGCGGCCACGGTCAGGGGGTTCGAGCCGGCAATCACATGTGCCTCCATCTCCGGCAGTATGCTGTTTATTATGGCCCTGGTGGCATTGTCTTTGACCAGGGAAAACCCGGAGGCCGTGAGCTGTTCGTATATTTCCCGATTTTTGATGATATTCAGTATGGGCTGCTCAGCGCCGATCATGTGGGCGGCCTGGATCAGTCCCAGGGAATACGCCTGGCCGTAATACCAGTTCAGCGGAGAATCATCGCTGTGAGGATCGTAAATGCCGATAAAGTCCTTCATGGCAGTCATGACCTGGGCACGCTGTTCCGTGGAAAAGGTGAACTGCTCCAGATCGGGGATGTCATCAGGCCCCTTTTTTGTCTTTGGGCTGTGGGACAGTCCGGCGATAAAGAACACCCTGGCCTCGGTCTCCGCCCAGTCTGTTTTAAGGCGGTCCTCAAACTCTGTTTCCGCCTGGTCCAGCTCCGGCCAGGGAAAAGGGCGTTGTTCTTTGGTAATAAGGTTCAGGACTCCGGGTTCAGAGTCCCGGGTTAAAACTTTTGAACCTCTGAACCTCTCAACCTCTGAACCTTTTAACCCTTGACCCTTCAACCCTTTCCCAATCGCCAGGTCACGGATATCGATCGTGATTCCGGCGGCTTCGGCGTTTTGCAGGTAGTACATGTCGGCCTGGGCGTTCAGGAACCTGGCCTGAGCCTGAGACACGACGTCGTGCAGGTTGACCTGTTTCCAGGCCAGCCTCCAGTCGCCTGGCTTCCATTTTCTTCCCCGCAGGAGGAGCAGGGTTCGGACCAGGTTGTAAAAGTTGGGCATCTTTGCCGATTGGCGGGTAGCGCTGTCCGCCAGTACCATCTCCGCCTCGAAGTTGGCCAGGCGTTCTGTGGTGCTCCAGTGCATTCCCAGCATCCAGGCCGGCAGTCCCGTCTTGGCCACTATCTGCTCAAGCACGTGGCGGGCCGGGACCTCCAGCTCCAGGACCTGGTTGTCAGCTCCGATCACCTTGATGGAGATATCGCTGTTGGTGTCAATGGCCCGAATAAAATCAGCGGACTTGCCCTGGCGTTTGTCCCTGATGGCGGTGTTGAATTCCGTCTCGATAAGCTGGCGGCGGGCCACGAGATCAACGCCGTCCCGCTTGCTGGTCTTGTAGATTATTTCAAAACTGGGATCCCCGAACCTCTCCCACACGTTGAGCAGGCTGTTATGCATGGTCACCAGGACCTTGCTCACAAACTCGCACGAACGCAGGAGGGGCGTACCGTACGGGTTCTGATTTTCGTTGTCTATGGAAAAATAGATCAGGTTGTCAGGGGGATCCAGGAGGCGCCAGTCAAGGTCATCGTCGGCCTTTTGAAATATGTCCAGGCCGGATTCCGTACGCTTGAACTTTATGTATTTGGAATCCGCTACTCGCAAACCTACTATGTCCCGGCGCTTTTTATCGGTGACAAATTCTCCCATGCCGAAGCCCTGTTCAAAGGCCTCGTTGGTGAGGGACTGGTGAAAGGCCTGAAGGCCGGTCTGGACATCATTGACCGGCACGTTGTAGATCCAGTCCTTGATCTCATCCACCAGTCTGTCATTGTCGCCTTTGACCACTACCAGGCCGTCCAGAGAGACCAGGCGGCGGATCGCGGCGTCCACCACGGGGATCGCTTCGCGCAGCAGCTCGTAGAACTCGGCCTCGACCTTGCGGGCGATAAAACTGCGGTTGAAATACGCGGTGTATGGCCCCTGGCCGTCATTGGGCCTGAGCTGCCACCCTCCCCCGGATGCTTTTTGCCTCGGCCGGCGCCACAGTCTGATGTGGTCAAATAAATTCATGCATGATCCTTTTGCAGCCTCTTTTCATACTTTCTCCAGGCTATCCAGCCGACTGCCCGTACATAGGTGTAAGCCAGGGTCCTGCGGCACCAGCCCATGCCTGCCTCTTTCATGATCCGCAGAAAGAGATTGTCCGTTTCGGCCCTGGTGAATGTGCGGGCGGCCGGGATCCAGACGTTTTTTACTTCGGCGGACAGTCCGTCGCCGGCGGCAAATACTCCTGCCCGGCGGTAGATAAAGTCGTGTACCAGTGCCGCGGCCCTTATCAGCCCGTCGGGACGCAGACCGGACAGGGTCCAAGCACAGCGGGGCACGGAGGCACCGTCACAGAGAAAACCCTGCGGAATGGACAACATGCAGCGCAGGCCAGTGACGCTGTCGGTCCAGGAGTAATGGTAATCCAGGGCCAGTTTGTACCTGGAATCCGAGACGGGTATGAGCAGGGGCTGTTCTAACTGTGCCACTTAGCCGCCTCCGGTCATCAGTATCCAGTCGATCTCGAACTGGGTCAGCGTGTTTCCGAAGTCGATGACATTTACGATGCGGGCCAGCTTGTAGCGCAGCAGGTACCAGCACAGTATCCCCGGTGTCGCCAGATCGACCGCTACGGCGTTGTCCGGCCCCAGGGAATCGATAATGCCCTGCCGGATCTGATTATCCCCTGTCTGGTAATACATGGCTACCAGCAGGGACCACGCAGTCAGGGATGAGCAGTTGTATTTGCGTTCTGAAAAAAACGTGTCACTCCCGATGTCCAGATAGTCGCCGACGGTCTGGCTGCTGCCGATCATGGGATACATTGTGTCAACCAGGCCGTAATAGAACTGGTCCACTTCGCAAAAGGACACGTTGTATTTGGCTTCCGAAAGCTGAAAGGATTCGTAAAAATCTCTAACCAGCGGTCGGCCGGTGCTGTTGAGCAAAGCGGCCGTGGGCCTCAATATGACCAGGATATGGGGAGCGGTGGTGTATTCGGGCGGGAGATCCGTATTGGCCCTCAGGGGTTCCACGTGTCGGCAGAACGCCCTCACGGTCAGCGGGGTGACATCGTCGTCCCAGGTGGAAACGCTTTCGCCCCAGAAGGGCTGAATAAGGCCCAGCGTCTTTATTTTCGCCGTATGGTTTATGACCTGGGTCTGAAACAGGTCCAGGTGCTTCGCCGGGAGCATCCATACTGCTATGTCGCCTTCCTGATTGTATAGCTGCTGCGCGTCCGCGGGTACGGGGCCTGTAATAAAGAACAGGAGCAGGATATAAAATAACAGGAGGGATCTCACGCGAAGAGGTCCTCCTGTGTGTTGGCCAGGAGTCTGGCCAGGATCTGCGCCCTGTCGGCGTCGATCAGGTGGTCGTCTTCTTTTTTGAAGATCCGGTGCTTGCCCTGACGGCTGGTGTGGTTGGTGTAGTAGAGGACGATGTCAGGGTCCGGCGGGTACTCCAGCTCCTGGCGCTGCATCTTTTTGACCAAAATGTCGGTGGCCAGCTCCTTGAGGGTGATCTTGGCCGGCTTGCCTGTCTTGCTGTCTATGATGGGTTCGCCGTCTTCCTCGATGTTGTCCGTGGTGGACTCAAACATCACGCCGCGCAGGCGGTCTTCATAGTCTTTGTCTTTATAGATTTCCAGGCCCTGGAGGTCGTGGGTCACGGCGGAACCGGCATTGCCGAAGTCAGTGCCCCATATAAGTGACTCCCTGGGGCCGTATACGTCGTCAAGGGCGTCGATCGCCTGACACTGCTGGTCGTAGGTAACGTGTTTCAGTTTGAGGCGGGCGACCATACGCTCTTTCTTGCCCAGGATATTTTTGACAATGATTTCCGTAGGATCGCCCGCAAATCCGAGGTCGGCTCCGGCGCGCTTGAGGCCTGGGACAGTGACGAAAAAATTCTTTATAAGCGGCGCGAACTTTTCGGCAAAGAAAGTGGATTTGCTGTACACAGTGTCCAGCAGGCGGACAACCGACGGGACTGGCTCGCCTCTCACCATTTCCAGGCTGAACTTGCAGCCCTTGACCATGACTTCGTTGTGGGCCGAATCCACCAGGACCGAGAGATAACGGTATTCAGGGACTTCTTTTATGCAGAGTTTCAGCTGGTGCCAGGGGAATACAGTATTTTCCGGATCGCCGTCTTCGCCGAGTACGTTGTGCTGGTATTCTGGAGCATCTTCTCCGCCGTACTGATCGATGAAGAATTGACGCCGTTCCTCGGACCAGAAAGGATGCGGCATGAGGCTCTTCGGCCACTGGAATAGTCTGAACTCAAGATTTTTGATATGTTCTGCTGTGTTTTTAAGGGGATCATTCTCTATCCTGCCTCCTGTGGTTGATGCCATGGCCCGCTGCCCGAGCCGGTAGAATTCGCAGGAGCGGTCGCCGTCAGGGACCGAGTAGATCCTGGCCGCGGCGCCCGGCTTCATGGCCCGCCAGAATTCAGACCACTGCCGCTTGTTCTTGTCCTTGGCCGCCTCGTCCTTGATTACAAAGGTGCGCGCGTGAACGCCCCTGTATGCCTCGCCGTCGTGGCCGGAGGGGCGGAAGTCCACCTTGAAGCCGTTGGTGAAGTACATGGCGTGGTGGGGGTGCTTTTTCCAGCGCTTGAGAGCGCGGCCCAGGTCTTCGTTCCACAGGGTCTGGTCTATGATGGCCTCGATGATCTCTTCCAGGTGCGTCTGCTGGGGCGCTCCGACAAGCCCGGAGCCTCCGGGGACGGTGAATGCCTTGTGCAGCACCAGGGCGACCAGCTCCCGCGTCTTGCCCACCTCGGCGCCGCACTTGTGGACCGTACTGCCGGTATAGCGCAGGGAATCGACCTGGTAGGGCCAGAAATTATAGGGGTCTTTGTGGTCCGGGTCTTCAGGCTCGCGCAGAAAGGCCTGGCACCAGAGCAGGGGGTCCGCGCAGATTATGGCAAGCTGGAAGTCCTGGAGGCTTTTAAAGGGCGGCGGATATTCCCCGCGCGCTACGGCGTGCCAGGACCATCCGAGCTGGCTGAGCGTGCTGTCAAACTGCTCTTCCGGGACCAATATGGCGCGCCTGAGATCGGCGATATGTTCGATAGGTACGGCAGCCGGCATGGTCAGGACTTGTTCCTTCGGGCCGCCTCAAGCTGCCCTCCCACTGCCTGGAAGATGTCGGCCACGGTCTTGGCGGCGTCGCCCAGGTCCTTCGAACGGTTGATCTCTTTCGGAGTGAGGCGGAAATCAGGCAGCGTAAGGCCGAAGTCCGCAAGGATTTTTGGGAGCGCCAGCAGTGCCGGGTGCGGTTTCACGTCATGGCCGACCACTTTGCCTTCCTTGTCGTACCTTTCGTATTTGATTACCGCGCCGTCTTCCAGAATGGCGCGGCGGAGTTCTCTGATTACCTGCATGCTTTCCGCCAGCTCAAATACGGCCAGCTCGTAAAAGTCATCCGGGTTGTTGTTCAGCAGGGCCTGTTCTATTGCCATGCAGGCCTCGACGATGTGCTGTTTGTCCAGGCACTCGCCGCCCGGCTCGGTCTTGCCCTCGATTACCAGGGAGCAGGGATATTTGGGACACGTGGACTTGCAGGGCTTGGATAGGCCGAGAATACGGGTGGACGCAAACCGGCCGTGCTTCCAGTTGTTGCGGCTGCAGCGCTTCTTGCCTTCGGGTGTTGTGGGGCCGGTGGATTTCTTGGCGTTCTGACGGCGGGCAAAGAGCGCGGCCTCTGACATGGTGTATTTGCGCTTGACGCGCAGGTTGTCATCAATGCCGGTTTGTTCCACGACGCCGCTGGCCGGATACGGAGCAGAAGGGCCGGCCCCGTTACAAGGAGGAGGAGTAACAGGGCCGGTGTCGGTGGGTTGGGCCGTTGTGTTTACGTGTGGGTTTTTATCTTTGTCGGATTTCTTGCGCGCTGCCATCCTCATGGTTCCTTTTGGTGGTTGTGCTGTCCATAGCACCAAAAGGCAACATGATCAGGCAGATGATGAAACTATTTTAGGATTTTTTTGAATAGGTGGGGGGGTAAGGGAGGGCTGGTGATAACCGGGCTGCTCAGGGACGGGTCAGCCCTGATTCAGGGCAGCGACTGGTTATGAGAGGTTTCTATCGATTCAATGCGCAAAATGAGGACACAAGGTCTTGCCCTCTTTGGCTTCACCTATCAAAACATTTGAAACAGGTCTTTTGCATGAAACACAGTGACCTAATATCAGCCTGATCGGTCCTGATCGGCGACCTGCAACATCTCTGGCCGTTCCGGTAACTTTTGCCGTGGCCTTACCTTGTGCGTTTAAAATATCGATCTGCACTTTCTTCCCTCCCAGTATCCGAGGTTGTGGCACCGCTGCTCCTTGTTGCATGGCGGATCCCATTTGGATAATAGATCTGATTCCTCTGCCGCGCTGGCGCCTTGACTACCAAACGTTGTGTGAGCGTGAATGTGCGTTCCACCGTATCGTTTCACGCACGTCATTTTGTCATGGTTTGACAGGCGGTCGTGCAGACTCTCTGTCTCACCGATATAGATGGGCATCCATTTTCCGGGCGAGATCTCCCTGGCAAAGATGTAAATTCCAGGGACATCCTTGAATGTCGCTCCAATCGGAAGAATCCAGTGTTTGTATTCTTTTCCCGATGCGCCTGGCCACATGATTATCTCTTTAGTCACTGTCACTCTCCTTTCGTTGCCTCCAACAGATTTTTTTGTGTCCTGTGCAAAAAAAATGTTTTGCCCGAATTTATTTCATTGTTTTGTCGAGATGTTTTCGAAACCGGATATATTAACCGGACTCTTGCTTTTTTAACAATACTGCACATCAGAAAATTCATCACGGATCGAATGAAAACATCAAGAAACCGGTATTTTTGCTTAAATATCAGGATGATACGATCAATAGAATCAGAAAGAGCATGCGCTTGTTGACGGCGTGCTTTTCCCAAATAAAGCCAGCGGGTCTGCTTTTCCATGCTCATTCGAGTATTCTGCGACATTTTGGTTTGCCTGGAACAGCAGGGAGCGACCATGGGAGTTGTTAGCCGGCAGCTGACCAGGCCACCGGCTAACAACTAAATGATAAAAAAGATTGCTAGATCTGTTGTCCTACGTTGTTTATCGGCACATCATTCAGAAAACTTAAGATTTTTTCGTATTGCATAACGGTATTACCTGCGTGACGAACGCCGGAGTTAAGAAATGCGGCGTTTTTTGCCGTCCGTACGATTGGTTATGTGTTCTTTATAAAAGTTCCAGTTGATCTTCTTTTCTTTTCCTCTTTCGTTCAGCCTTTTTAAAAGTAACTTCTGGTGCTACTCGTGGATACTGAAGTTGCTTTCCATTCAAAAGTTCCTCTATGGTTAAAATTTGCAGGCGGGGACATCGCTTTTCTGGAAAATGCTCCGGCTTGTAAAATCCTGCTCCCGCAGCTTCTTTTTTCATGGGTCTTGTCGGTTCTTGGAGGGTGATAAACGCGCCTATAACTGCCTTTTCACGCTCCATGTCTCCCTTTAGGGTTGCAATATGAGCGCGGGCCACATTTCCGCTTTTCACCTGAACAATAATCGTCCTGGCTTTTCCGCTGTTGTCATCAATAAAATAGAGATAGCCGTCAACTCCACTGTCAGCCCCCTTCTGTTTATTCTGTGCTGGTCTGGCAGCGACTTTGCCAAGTGCCCACCATTCAAATTGATAACGGTCGTGCTCGGCCAGGGCTTTTGCGCCATGCAGGTCTTTGGGATCACCGACAACTTCATAAGCTGAAAGTTCCGGGCCAAAGGTGTCTTCAAGCCGGTGTTTCATCAAAGTGATAGCAAGATGGGTTATGTCAATTCCTATCCATTTACGGTTAAGATGTTCCGCTACGGCTATGGATGTGCCGCAGCCACAAAAGGGGTCAAGGATCATGTCTCCTTCGTTACTGCTGGCCTTGATAATACGTTCAAGCAGGGCTTCGGGCTTTTGGGTAGGGTAGCCGAGACGTTCTTTGGCAGATGCGTTAATATGCTGTAATTCCCACCAATCACCCAAGCGAACCCCCTCAGAGAGATAAATCTTATATGGTTCTTGCCCCTTTCTTTTTTGCCACCTGAACCACCGCCCATTGGTATCTTGCTTGTAGTGACTGTCTTTTGTCCCGCTTTTATCAGAATAAGGAATACGGATATCATTAAAAATTGCATTATCTGTTTTTGAATAAAATAAGATAATATCATGTATTTTCTGGAATCTATTACTTGAGGCTGTATAACGCCTATAACACCATACGATTTCATTCCTAAAATTGTTTACTCCAAAAATAGCATCAATAACAAGTTTCAAGTAATGACTCGCTGTCGGATCACAATGCAGGTAAATGCTCCCGGTTGATTTCAAAACCCTGTGCATCTCCACCAACCGGACAGCCATCATGGTAAGGTAGGCCATCATGTCATTCGTGCCAAGGAAAGACCTCATAGCCTGCATCATATCAGCCAGCTTCTTGGTGCTGTGGGTAATAATTTCGTAATATGTTTCTTCCGATTCTTGGCACCAATGCCAGCTATCCTCGAAGGCTGTTATCTGTGCCTTTGATTGAGTACCGTTTTTCTCTGCAAACAAGACATTGTATGTCGCTTTCGAGTTGAACGGCGGATCAAGATAAATCAAGTCTATGCTCTCATCAGGAACATACTCTCTCATAATGTTCAGGTTGTCTCCAAAGTAGAGTTTATTTTTCATGTTCCTGATCCTTTCAGATAACTACCAGCTGAGCCGCGCCCCGCTTTTTGGGCGTCGGCTCCAGCGAAAGTTATGTGGTGCCCTTGTTCAGTTTCGCCTTCTCGATGATTTGCAGTATGCTGTCTACAAATGCGCAGAACTTGAGAGCTTCTTCACGGGTAAAGCTATCCGTCAAATGATGGTGTGTTGGATTCCTGAAACCGATCATCAGCCCGCGGCAGATATGACAGACGCCCTCATGCTCCTCCTGATTCTCGGATACAACGAGGATTGTTTTTGCCAAATCGGGGTTAAGGGCTTTATTCACGAGGGCAGCCCCGACCAGGGTTCTGTCAGCTTTGGACTTCTTCCTGATCCTGTCCTCCAAGACCTGGGTTGATTGATTGATCACCCTATCGAAGTTGCCGGGTGCAGACAGTATGTCCGAACACCTAGCCTTGAGTTCCTCGTCCTGGATGGAGTTGTATATGCTGCCTATCTCTATTATGCTCTCCGTCAGGTTGTGGCCGTATTCAAGATACGAGATTAGTTGAAATAACTTGCCTTGGATGGTGGATGATTGACAAATGGATTGGCCAGGCCCGCCTTCCCAGTAGTAGGCTTGGCTTACCAGGAATGAAGCCATCTCTTCACCCGTGACAGAACCAATATTCTTGACAATGTTGTTGTAGTCGTCAACCATCGCTTTGTCCGCAATATCCTGTATTGTCACTAGTTCTCGAATACCTTTGAGGCGTCCAAATAGCTTTCTCAGCTTTGCAATGTCCATCGTCTTGTCTCCTATCACATAACATTATACATTAACCAGACTCTTGCTTTATTAATAATACCACAAATCGAAAAAATTTATCACGGATCTAATGAAAACATCAAGAAACCAGTATTTTTGATTAAATATCAGGATGATACGATCTATAAAATCAGAAAGAGCATGCGCTTGTTGACGGCGTGCTTTTCCCAAATAAGGCCCGCAAGTCTGGTTTTTCATGCTTATTTGAGAATTATACAGAGTCTATATAATAATGAGGATTTGTTATTTTTGGGGGTGCAGTGGAATCTAAAGCCGTATTGGCGTGAAGGAAAATAAAAAAGGCCCAGGGAACCTGGGTTAAATGACCGGGTTCCCTGGGCAGGTTTAACGATCTGTCCTGTTTTGTTTATCTTGAATTCTCATCCGGGACTATTGGAATATATTCATAGCGGTGATATCTGGCCCCTTTAACTATCTTTTGTTTGCCGGTCCTGAACCAGCCGAAAAACTCCAGCGAGTCGGCCTCGCGGCACATAATCATACCCAGTTGATTGATGTTTTTGTAGAACCTTGGGAAGTGATTCTCCTGCCTGATAAGCTGGAATGCATGATCTAATTGTGTGGTGGTGCATTGCAAATAATGACGTCCTTCCTGAGTTTCGCCTGTCTCTATGTCAAAGACATCCGCGTATGGGAACATGAGTTTGCGCAGATATTCAGAGATGACAGGGGCAAGCTCCGAGGCCGTGGGGTCTTTGAGGACCTCGACCTCTTCCATTAAATCGTCAACAGACATGCCGGTGAAAAAGTGAAGTGTCCTTAAGGCGGCCTTGGACCTGATCGGATCTTTGGAATCAATTTTTGCCACGATCCCGGCCGCGCCGGTCATGAGCTGCGCGATATTCTTTTGGGGAGTCGTGACCAGGGGCTTTGTCTCAAAATACCGGTTCACTAATTGACGCTGAATTTTCCAGGCAAGATCGTCATTAAATGACTTCACCAGCATGAGATAACCGGTTTGGGTGAAAAAAGTCATGTCGCCGGAGTACCGACGTTTTTCAGCGTACGAATTTCGTACGCTGAAAATATTACGATCTTGATTGTTTGTGTTACTGTCTTTTTCAGCGTATGAAAAACATACGCTGAAACCTAAACCTAACCACTCCTCATAAGGGACCTTAAAATAGTCCTGGTCTTCAATAAACCGGTCTTTGTTCCGGTGAAAAGTTTGGCGGGCCGTCCCTTTCGGCCTCTGGTGCAGGTCGTCTATCATGGGCATGGTGATGACAGGCTGCTGCCTGTATTCGATCTTTTCAATCTCTTTTCCGTTAATTACAACAATGTCAGTCATTGATAAACTCCTTTTGGGTTTCAGAATAGGCATAAAAAAAGCGCCGAGTGCTACTGCAGCCCCAAAAGACGCTGCCCGGGCCTCGCGGTAACCGGGACACTCGGCGCAAATAAATATGCGCATAAAACAAAAAACCCCCTTTGCGTGCCGTAGATTCGGCGCCGACAGGCCGGGGACAGCCCTTTTGGGTACCAGTATCTATATGTATAGACTGTTTCGGCCATGGTGGCAAGTGCATTTTAAAAATTCCCATCCAGTTTAGTATTTGTTTCTTTTTATTGCCGATAAATCTCATATCCCCGCCATTTTGTTCCATAAAATACAGATTTGTTTCATCGAGCGTGCGTTATTGAACCGGCTTTCAGCCTCGATTTATTATTCGCCGGATCTGCGTCTCGCTCAAATCAAAACGCAGGGCCAGTTCCTGGATATTATTACCCTTAAAAAGGTTGCGGATTTTTGAATTGCGGTCCTGGCGGTGAAGGGTCTTCCACGATGGTACGGTGATTCGAAGGCCACCCATCTCGTTTATAATCAGTTTTATGCATTCCTGGGCTATTGGCTGCTCAAAACGCTGATTGATCTGGCGGAATAAATTAAACACTATATTTTGGCCTGAAAATCTCGCGTCCATCGCGTTTCGGCTCCTCTGCAACCTCTAACTCCTTCCAGCGGCGGTCTGGAATCGCTGTCTTATTGATGACCTTTTCGGAAATAGCGATATATCGCCTGGTGGTCTTGGGGTCCGAGTGGCCCATAAGGATCATGATTTCCATGATGTCCACCTTTTCCAGGGGATAGCCGCAACGCGGGCAGCGATCCCGGCCCGTATCATATAAATCAGTGGCAAAGGTGGCCCTGAGTTTGTGCGGAGAGGCCTTTTCCCGCGGAATGTCAACCATCTGGCAATATTTAGTCACGATCTGCTGTACAGCGCATGTGTGCAGTCGAGGGGCCGGCCTTTTAAGTTGTACAAAGACGGCCTCTGAATCAGTCAGGGTAAGACCTTCACGAATGCCAAGCCACTTGTTGAGCGCGGCAGTCGGGTTGCGGCGCATAGTGATAATCCTTTCTTTTTCTCCCTTGCCGTGGATCAGCAAGCGCATACAGTTGGCGGAGATGGTGAGATCACTGAAATTGAGACCGCATAACTCCTGAACACGCAGACCGGCGCCGTAGAGCGTTTTTAAAATGGCAAGGTCCCGAATGCCTGTGGGAGTCGCACGGTTGGGCGCGGAGAAAAGGCGCTGGAGCTCTTCAGTGGTGAATTTCTGAGCCTGTTTCTGCTGGAATTTGGGCGTGGGGATCCCGGCACATGGATTGCGGCCCAGAAGCCCTGTATAAATCAAGTAACTGAACAGGGACTTGATCGCGGCCAGCTTCCTGGCCCTGGTAGTATTTTTCAGATTACCCCGCTCATAAAAGAGACTGCGCATATAGGCATCAATATCGGCCCGGCGGATCAAGTGCGGATCCGTGGGGCGGCTATGCTGTTTGAGATAGCCGGCGAATTCTTTGAGGGTGCCGGTATGGGTCGCGATGCTGGATGGGCTGCGGCCGCGCTGGGCAAGCATAAACTCCGCCCAGCCTTTGAGGTGGCTCAGCATGATAAAAATCCCCCCCGTGCCCCCCCTTTTAAAAAGCCCTTCCAAAACACTCCCATTTGAGATAAAGCAGTGGGTGGGAGGGGGGAGAGAAAAACATGAATCTTTGCCAGGGGGGTGGCCCTGCCTGGACTCAAAAACTTAAAAAGTGGAAATCCTACCGCACTTTTCCGCATGACTAACACTCCTAAACTATTGAAATTGTGTATCCCGATATTCCCCCAACCGCATATTTTATTATAAAGTGCAATTCGTTTTAGCTTCGAATTGGGTCTATACCAGGTCCTTTTCTCGACATTTCCAACAGAGCCACCACAGAGAATTCTACTCAACATCTTATTATTTCTATGATCCGACCTATTAGCTTTAATTAAAAATACGTAAATAGAAGACTCTTTTCTATGACGAAAGCGAAAAACAAATAACTAGATTTATCGCTCCCAATGGCCGAAACAAATCCTCAGAACCCCAACTGGTGCAATGGTGCAAGTGTCTGCAACAAGTGATTCTGCTGTACTTTTTTCATAGTCACCGAATTTTTTATACACGTTTAAAACATCATTTCACCCAATTTTCGGGTGTTTTTCCCTCTCTATTGGTATACCACTTTTTGAGTTGCACCATTGCACCACTTCTAAATAACTATCTGAAATAAATAACTAAATTGGTGGTGCAACTCGTTTTTAAGATAGTCGAATTGCACCACCCCTGCACCCACTTGCACCATACTTGCACCACCACTTGCACCACACTTTTCTTTAATTAAAACAATTATTTAAGTTAAAAGTGGTGCAATGGTGCAACTCAAAACAACATGCATGTCAAAATTTTTCGAAAATAGAAATATAAAAATATAAGCCTTTGTTTTTAAGAGTTTTTGGGCGATATCAGGAGGCTTTTTCTTACGATTTCCTACATGTTTTTTCCCTAAAACCGGGAATATTTCGGCATAATCGCCTAAAACCGGAAATCGCCTTTTTAACCCGTTCCCAAAATCTATTTTTTCATCTGAATATACTGCTACCACTTGCACCACCTTTTTACCTTATCAAGATCTTTCTCAGTTTCCAGAAGCGCTGGCCCGAGATCACCTTAAAGTAGGGTTCAACACCAGGCCGGCTGATCACTTCCCATCCGCCCTTCTTAAGCAGCTGCACGTTATCGTGCATCCTGGCCCCGAATACAGCGGCCTTGCCGTATGGATTCCGCAGGCCGTTATTCTTGCAGAAGCGATCGAACGCCATACATATATCCCGGCTCGTCGCCGTAAACTCGATCGATGCCCGGAAGTATTCCTCCATGCTTGCCTGGTCCACGGCCAGAGTGGCCTTAGTCTTAATCATTTCGATCAGGTATTCAGGGTGCGTCATCACAAAGACCTGGTCCTCAAAACCTTCCACATATTGAGGCTCCAGGCCCTGCATCCTTGCCAGGTATTCCCGTGTGAGGCCATCCAGCATCTTCAGGATATCATTGCTGCCCACCTCAGTGGCCCGCGCCTTGGCGTTCTGGTAATCAATCCAGCTCTGCCGTATCTCCTTTTCCCCAAGCTCTATGCCTGCCAGCAGATCATCCTCCTGGTAATAAGGGATGTAAGGCAGGATAGTGTCCAGGATCAGCATCAGCATCGCCAGGTACTCATCCATCCTGTTCTTGCTGTGGCCCCTGTATTCCTTTCTGAGCACGGTTACATATTCCCGCCTGGCTTCCAGATGCGGCAGTATCTTCTGCTGAATCAGCTTCAGGATCGCTGACAGTATCAGGTCCCTCTTCTTGAGGATCCCTCTCGCGACCTCATCTTCCACAAAGTCGTCACTCTTTTCCCGGCTGCTGAACTCCACATCGAACGTCCGGTTGATCATCTCTTCCTGCAGAAGCGGCTCTATGGCAGTGATGCAGACCAGGGCTTTGGGACTCTCCTCTGTGATCTCCGTGTCGGTCCCCGGCGTACGCTTCTGTTTCTGCCCGCCCGTGGACACCAGCAGCAGAAAATTTTTGATTCCCTTATTCATATCCCCCGATTCCAGGTTATCGATCACAAGCAAAGGATTCTGGCTGGCCATGGAAAATGCCGCCGCCGTGCTCGGCTGGCCCAGATGAGGGCTGCCGTACAGCAGCAGTGAAAGCAGCCTGGCCGCCGTGGTCTTTCCGGATCCCGTCCCGCCGCTGAATTTCATCAGCGCATTACAGTTCCCGAATTCCAGAAAAAACGCCGAGATCAGCCAGCACACCAGAAGGTACCGCTGTTCCAGCTCGCACGTCAGGTTATTGAAAATCAGCTCCCTGAGTGCGGTCATCCCTTCCCTGATATCAGTATCAGGCAGGTAGGTTACAGGCATGATCGACTGGCTGGACTTGAGCAGGACATTGTCGTCATTCAGGCCGTTCGGGATCTCCTCGATCTTCTTTGGATTCACCTTGAAAATTATGTTATTCGGTGAATTCATATTGATATAGATCGTGTCAGTGGCCCGGTCGGTCTGTATCCACTTGGCCAGGTCAATCTTATGGCCGCTGTTGTAGCCCTCGCTGGCCAGGCTTTCCCACACCGACCGCCCCGGTTCTTTCGTGGGCAGCAGGCGGGTCATCTTTTTCATCAGCGCGTTAAACGGTCTGTTGCTTCCGGCCTCGTAAATCTTATGGCGGTACAGCAGATACACCCGATTGTCCCGGTCGTAGAAAAAACGCCCGTCCCTGCTGAAATGCCGGTAAATCAGATCGGCCATAAAGTTTGGATCGCGCTCTTTCGGGTCTGTCCGCTGTACATAAATTGATATTTCGCGCAGCAGGTCTTGGCTCGTCTCAAGCTGCTGTACTATCGCCTCTTCACTGAACCCGAGAAGCTGTAGCTTTTCGATATAGACCTGTCGCTCGATCTCCACCATGCCAGCAACGCGGGAAAAGATTTTCAGCTCCTTCAGCCTGGCCAGCTTCTGATCCAGCCCATCCAGCATCCCTGTCTGGAGGATCTCCCAGGACACATAATCCTTCGCCTCCTCCTGCAGCCGCCGGACCTCGCTCCGCTTATCACCCTCAAACGCACGCAGGTATTCGTCCGGGTCCTTGAATTTTCCGGGATAGACTATGACTTTGACGACGATGCCCCCCAGGCTGTTGCATATCTTGCGGACATACCCTTTGCCTTTGGCAAACAGCCTTTTCGGGTCCTCATCGTTATCCATCCACAGATACAGGTGCTTGTTGCGGCAGGCCTTCTGCAGCGCCTGGATCTGAAGATCGGAAACCTGGCCGATCATGCCTATGACATTATATGCCCCGGCATCCACCACGGAGAGCAGATCGTTTTCCCCCTCGACCAGGATGATCTCGTTGAATTTTCGCAAGGCCCCCTGGTTATAAAAGCGCCACTCGCCCGCCCGGTTTTTCTGGGCCAGTTGATATCCGCTGGCCTTTTTATTCGGGTCCTTCTTGGTGAAATGCAGCACCCGGTCCCTGTCCCAGTGCGGAAAGATCGCAAAACCCTCAGGAAAGAAGTCAGCCAGGTGGTCAACGCCGTTGATCTTTCGCATCCGGGCAAGGCCGGAATCGAGGATCGCCTTTTCGTCAAAACCAATGGATTGCAGGTGATCAACCAGCCTGCCGTCCGACCACCCGACACCGAGGTGTTTCAGGGACTCAATGTTGTGGCCTCTGGTCTCGGTCAGATACTTCCTGCCGCCGTTCTCCAGCATCCGCCCGTGATAATACCGGGCCGCCTCGAAGAAGATTTTCTCTTTTGGACTGGGCTCAGGCTTCTTCCGTCCGTTGTTTTTTAGCGGAGTGAGTTCGATGCCCGCCAGATTTGCCGCGCGTTCAAGCGCTTCGCGCTTGTCTAGGTTGTGGTATTTTTCAAAAAAGGTAAATACGTCGCCCTGGGCGTCACACTGGAAACACTTGAAGGTCTGCTTCTCCTTCTGGATCGAAAAGCAATCGTGCCCTTTGCAGAATGGGCATTCCTCAAGGTGGTGCTTGTTCATGGCCAGGCCGGTCTC